AGCTATGCCGAAGAATCTGCCGTATCTTGGATAAGAGTCTGGATGATTTATTTTGGGAGGATGACGAGGATGAAGAAAACGAAAAGTAATCTGGATGAATTACAGGAACTGAAACTTCTGAAGATTGAGCACAATGGATGCTGGCTGGCTTTCTGGGGATTGCTGGCTGTAATACTGACCCAGATAGCCATAGGAAATGACAGCAAACAGGATCTTTCCGGAGAATGGATCGTATTTATGTGCCTTGCTTTATATCTTACAGTAGGATGCATAAGAAACGGAATCTGGGACAGAAAGCTGAAACCAAATTTTAAGAACAATATCATGGCCAGTAGCATCGCCGCAGTTGTTATGGGGATTTTGTGGTTTATCATTTCTTATCGGAATTATCACAAACTCGTCGGTTCCATTGCAACTGGAGTTATTATGTTTTTTTCTATAGAGATTTTATGTTTCCTTGCATTAACGCTTACTTCTAAAATTTATAAAAAAAGACTGAAAAAGCTTGAAGATGATTCTGAGGATGAATGATGATACCTGGGGAAAAGCCAGAGGGGACTGTATTTGAGCCATCAAACACCGTCCCCCTTGGTCCTTGGTCAATGTATAAAAATGTCCTTGCCGAATATAATTTAAAACAAAGATGATTTCTGATTGACTTTCTTAGTTATATCAGTTATATTATCTTTAGTGATCAGATTGCAGAAACTTGAGAAGCCTGCGATCGGGGGAGGGTGCCGAGGCCCCTCTCCTTTTTCTTTATCTGGAACATTTTGCAGCGAGGTACATATGAGCAAACCGTTTATTACATATACCGCACAAGTTGAAAAACTGAAAAATGAAAAAAATCTAGTTATTACAGATGATGATTTTGCGGTAGAATCCCTGCAGAATATCAGTTACTATGCATTAATTGGCGGATACAAACATCCTTTTATTGATATTCATACCCGCAAATACATTAATGAAGCATGTTTTGAAGATATAGTTGCTCTTTATGAATTTGATGAAGAGTTACGTGGAATATTCTTTAAATATTTATGTCGCGTAGAAAGAAAAATGCGTTCGTCCATTTCTTATCACTTCTGTAAAAAACATGGAGAACGTCAAGAAGAATATCTTAACTCCAATAATTACGGCAATATTCCCAAAAATAAAAATGGAATTACTAAATTAATCAAAATGCTAGATATGATGGCTAATAAAAACAAGGATCATGAATATCTTGTTTATCAGCGTAACAAATATCATAATATTCCGTTATGGGTGATTATGAATACCCTTACTTTTGGTCAGATATCCAAAATGTTTGAATTCTTACCACAAAATATGCAAGGAGCAATTTGCCAGGATTTTGGAAATGTCAAGAAAAATGAGATGATAAAATATTTAAAGGTATTAACTCTGTATCGAAATGTATGTGCTCATAACGAAAGGTTGTTTTCCTATCACACATATATTGACATTCCAGATATGTTGTTACATAAAAAATTAGGCATTTCTAAAAACGGTTCAAAATATGTATATGGAAAAAATGACTTGTTTAGTGTAGTCATTACTTTTCGTTATCTACTTCCAAAGATCGATTTTTTACTGTTTAAAAAGCAATTATTGCATATTTTTGACCGATATGAAAAGCAGAATTCAAATTTGAAGTTGAATGATCTTTTTGAATATATGGGATTTCCGAGTAACTGGAAAGAGATAACAAAATTTCGCAAAATATAAGTGGAGATATTAGCAAAAATATTTCCACTTATATTTAAAGCTATTCTATTTTCTGTGACTTCTTCGCACTATTCAACCCATCCACCCAATTACATAAAATCACAATCGTTTTATAATTTACATTGATATATGTACGCCACCTTTTCTTCCGCCAAGAACGTCTTTTCCTTTCAGATCATCCCATGAAAAATCCGGCATTTCTTCACGTGCGACCAGAAAGTTTCCGGCGCGTTGCGTAAGCTGTGCGAAGTTTTTGATGACATCATTTGCACCCTCCTGGTAAGTATAAATCGAAGATTCACTTCCCATAAAGCCAATATCTGCCTCACCGGAGAGGACGGCGGTCATAACTTTATCCGCCCCAAACGGAGTCAACAAGTTAGTACAAGACGCTATAAGAAATCAACAGAGTCGACAGTATGATCAGTGTTCAGGTGAATCTCCCGGATAATAGAATGCCAGAAGGCTCTGCGGTTTTCTTGGGTTAAATTGTAGTACATTGTTCTAAAGTCTGTATTCAGCAGCTCTTCCAGATAAGCATAATCAGGTTCTAATTCCGGAGCCACATTTAACAATTCATTCAGTTTGTTTTCAATCCGGTCATATTCCTTACTGTAATAATCCCATTCGATTCTTCCTTTCTGGAAGAGAAGATTTAATCGTTCTAATTCTTTCTGAAGCTTTTCCGGAGTCTGAACTTTCTTCTTTTTTTCTTGTTCCTTTTCAATTTTTTCACATTTTATTTTAAATTTATTGTATTCGTATTCCAGATGATCAATCAGGTATTGTTCTATGAGATTTTGACTTACCATGTGCTTGTATGTACATTTGTGATCAATAAAAGCTTTATTGCATCGGTAATAGCAGTATACTTTTTTGGCACCGGTTTTCCTGTTGATAATGGACGAACCGCCTCTTGCGCTAAGCCTGCGTCCACAGATCGGACAATTTATCATGCCACTGAAAAGATAAATCCGGCCAGAAGGAGCACGCTTAACATTTGCGTTCTGTATTTCCTGCAGATTGTTCCATTCAGATTCTGTCAGGTAAGCAGGGCAGTATGGAATCCCGCGATAGGTTCCTTTGTAAAATTCACTTGATAGCAATGTTCGCATATTCGCCCATGTGAAATTCGGATCATAATTTTCCTGAATATAGCGCATGGAAAGCCCTTTTGCATGGTGCTTAAAGAAAAAACGATAAAAGGCATTTACAGTGTCTTCTCGATCAGGATCTTTTACCATGCGTTTTACGCCGTCAATGATTCCGGATTTATAACCATATCCCATATTTACATCACCGAAGATCAGCTTTCCTTGTCGGATAGATGCTTCATTTACGAATTTGATACGTTCACTGGTGGTATCAACTTCATTCTGGCCAATAGATAAGACTACATTCAGCTGCAACCGTCCATCCCTGGTTTCCATATTGATTCCTGGTTCACTGGTGCTGATCCAGCGGACGTTATTATCGTCAAGGACTTCCTGGACCTTATAAAAATCAGACAGGTTACGGAACCATCTGTCAATTCGCCAGAAGATGATCACATCAATTTTTCCGGCTTTTACGTCCTCAAGCAGGGAATGGATGGCTTTTCTCTTTTTTAATTCTTTACGGGCAGTTTTACCCTCGTCAGCATAAACTCCAGCAACGGTCATATTATGTTCTTTGGCGTAATTGGTCAGGTATTGTTTTTGTGCTTCCAAGGATTTACCATGCATCATTTGTTCAGCGGTAGACACACGGATGTAAATGGCGCAGCGTTCAATTTTACTTGGCATATTATATCACCTTTCTCTTCAATATACGTAAAAATGAGTATAAAAATAACAGCCAGCAGAAGAACATGAGTTCTGCTTGCGGTGGCTGCCCGAAGATGATACACTATATTTTGAACGTACTGGTGTATCCTTCGGGGCATTAGTCTTGAGCCGTTCCTGTTGGCGCAGGAGCGGTTTTCTTTTTTATTTCAGTAAATCTGCAATGCAGATTTTTAAATCGCTGTAGATTCCCACACTGATTTCTTCATCAAAAGAATATTGCGTAGAATCTTCTGGCTCACCAAAACAGTAGACTTGAACGATCCGTGTCATTGGGTTAACAATCCAGTATTCGCGGACACCGGCTGTCCGGTACTTAAATAATTTTGTGAGATAATCCATGCGCTGGCTGCTTGGCGATACAATCTCAATGATGAAATCAGGAGCACCATTGCATCCTTTGTCATTCATTTTACTTGGATCGCAAATTACAGAGATATCTGGTTCAACATAATTATAACTATCCTGATTAAGAAAAACAGCAAATGGAGCAGGATAAACCTCACAGGAACCGCCATTTGATTTGATATAATTTTGAAGAGCGGTAGTAAATAATGCAACAAGTTTCTGATGCAGTGGACTCGGTGGAGCCATATTGTAGATCTGACCATCAATCAGCTCGGCGCGTTGTCCCTCTGGGAGAAGATAGATATCTTCAACTGTGTAAGTGTTTGGTTTTGGTAATGGCATGTGATCACGTCCTTTCTTAACTAATAATATACAAGGTTTTTGTACAATCTATTCTCGATTGAAATGTGCCATTCTATCTATAAATTTTTGCTCAATTTCAGTGAGAGCAATTATAGCTGAATCAAACATTGTTTCTGAAAATACCAACGTCTTGTCTTTTAATTGGAATTCCCCATTTGATATTGTAGCCATTTGGTATTCAAGCCAAGACCAGCCATTTTTCTTATATTCATCAGGCAAAGGAAAGCCATCATTTTTATTATACTTTAATAAGTTTTCTTCCATATGCTCAAGAGTGTTACGCATTAACCGTATATCGTCTACGGTTTCTAAATCAAGAAAAATATCTTTCTTTTGTTTGTCCCATAGTAATTCATAAAGTTCGCCCTCTAATTTGTAGCATTTATCTAATGCAATAAGAAGATAGTGAATATCTGAAAATATTAAATTAAAGTCAATTTCTTCTTCCAAGTGTACAGTTCGGCTTCCCATATCTTTTTGCTGTTGAGCCCAATCTTCAATCCTGTTATACTGCCTTATGCATGTATTGAGATATCTTCCGGCAGCAAAATATAAAGCATTAATCTTATGAAGAAAGTTGTAATCTTGATGGGGTGAGGGTATAATACTTATATCAAAATTGTGTTTTAAATAGTTTACGTATTCCATGCGACGCTCCTTGGAGGTGATACTGTGTTAATAGCAAAAGTAACATTTACCGATGTTGACGGCAAATCAATATGTGAAAATTATACAGGACGAGATGTTGAGGATCTGATTGATCGTGTAGGGTACAACATATCTGATGAATACAATTACCCACGCCCAAAGAATCCAAAATTCAAAGGATTGAACGGTGTAATTGATATTAATAAACCGATTAATATTTTAATCACCTCAGATGCTTATTATGAATAGGTTTATGCTCCGCTTTTATTATTCTGTCTGCTACGGTTATACCAATTTCATCACCGACAACTGTGGTATAAAATACACCACATAATTATCTACCTGCTTGCATATCCCGTACTTATTCCGGTAACATTCAATGCATTCTTCCAGAAATTCTTCTGTCACTTCCAGATATTCTGCAATTTCAAACCGGTTCTGGCAGCCATGCTCAAAGGCTCGTACCAGTCCGATCAGACCGATCTGCTTGTTGTATGCCCAGAGCCTTGCCTGACGTTCCTGTTTTCGGTTGGCAGCAGATGTCAAGTCAAGAATATTGCCAACGGAAGTGTAGTGGTGTCCGAGTTCTTCAGCAAGAACACAGGATTTTTCTGCGGTAGTGCCAACAGATGTATTGATAGCAATATTTCCATTGATGTAAAATCCTTTTAAATTATCTTCACCAAGATAGTAATCATGAATCTTCACATTACTATCAAAGGCTTCTTGTTCTAAGTGTTCTAATTTATTCAAACTTTATCCCTCCCAGCATTAAGTGCAGCATAAGAGCTGTTCTGTTTATGGGATTTGCTTTGTATCTTCCTGTTTTACAAATTTGGCAAAAGATTCTATACGGCTCCATTGTTCTTTGGTGAAATCTTTGCCATCGAGATGAGCTGCCATAGTAATAGGCTTGGAGCTTTCCCATCCCATCAGATAAGCTGGCGATACGCTAAGTGCGTCAGCAATTTCTTCTAATTTGTCTACAGGCATGTTTTTTATATATCCAGTTTCGTATCTTTGAAGCGTAGATTTACTGATGCCAACTTTTTCGGATAAAGTCTGATATGACATATTAAGCTCTTCGCGTCTGGTTTTCATTCGTTTCATTATATCTTGCATTTTTTCACTTATTTCTTTTTCGCTCATATTGCTACCTCCGTATAATGCCATTATAAACTATTTTTTCATATTTGCAACATATATTTAAAAAACGTTAAAGAAATGTTGCATATATGGGTTGACAGCCTTATGGAAAAGGTGTAGTATACAAATATCCCAAATATGCAACGAAAGGAAGTGGAGAAATGTCATTTGATAAATTAAAGGGGAAGATGGCAGAAGCGCATGTTTCACAGGCTAAATTATCAGGATATCTTGGTATTACTGTGCAATCTCTGAATGCAAAGTTAAATGGGAGAACACAATTTACATTGGAAGAGGCTGTTAAGATTACTGAATTTTTAAATCTGAAAGATCCTGTAGATATTTTTTTTGCTCCGAGCGTCCCAAAAATGCAACACAGTAATGAGAGTGGTGAGTAGAAAAAATGAGGTGATGGAAGAGAATGAACATTTGCGAAGCAACAAAGAAAGCACTGGAAGAAAACAAGTGTATAAGAGAGAAACCTTATAAGGTAAAAGTAAAACCTATAAAGGGAGATGTCGGGACAATAATGGGACTGGATGGGAGCCATCCTGTTAAAGGATGGCAGCCAACAGCCAGAGAATTGGTTTCTGAGTCGTGGGAAGTTATGGAATAAATTGAGCCAGAAAATTTACGACATTAAGAAGAGTTTCCTTTTTCTGGTTTTCCATGGTGACGATAGCTTTATCAGTAAGAGAGGAATCATAAATAAAATCACTGGCATGATGATTATCAAGATAACCATTGCGCCCTAATTCGCACATACAATCATCGACATCAGAAACGGACCAATCAGGGAAAAGCAATTTCTGAACAGATTCAGATGAATCAAATTCTTTTGAAGCACTGCGGGAAAGACCGTTAGAACGGCGTAGACAATATTCTTTGTATAGGTGATAAAGAACGGTTTTTGACTCTTTTGTGAGCATAAGGGATCTCCTTTCTCTAGTACTCGGCACGGCAATGCCTGTATTTAAAAGTATAGGAGGAAATCGAATTATTTGCAACAGATGAAAGTAGTGAGTAGAAAAGTGAGGTGAGGAAAGGTGAATATTTGTATTTTACTGGCATTGGTTTACATCATAGGGGGCGTTGGTATTTTGATAATGAAAAAGCTGCAACCAGAAGACAAGATATATCCTGTATGGGTTGCAGCCATATGCGTTATTCTTACATGCTTTGTAGTATGGCACGTATCTTAGGTGCTATTTTATTCAATCCTGAATTTGCTGAGTCCCAGCGCTCTTCATATATTTCTGTATGCAGGGATTCGAGATCAGCTATAAGGTTTTCAGGAAAATATATTAGTGCAAGAGCGTAGATTTTTCCATATTCTTGAATGTTTTCTCTTGTGGGATGAGCTATGCATTTGCCGGTGCAACGTAAATAATCTTCATAAACACCTCGCCGGTAGAAAAAGGATGACTCCTTTTCTTTTTGTTGATATTCAAGATCCTTTAATTTCAATTGATATCGGTTGTTAATAAGAGTGGTTGCTATTGGCGAAATAATAGCACAAACGGCGAGGATAACGCTTATTGAAATTGTTAAGTCGATTTCAGGCATGGAGAAACTCCTTTCATAAAACTCGGCATGGCAGTGCCTGTGTTTAAAAGTATAGGAGAAAACCGAATTATTTGCAACAGATGAAAACAGTGAGTAGAAAAGTGGGGTGAGGAAAATAAAAACATCTGAAATTATTATGACGGTAATTGTTTGTGTGTTTGCAATTGCTGGTATAGCAATAACACAAAAATTAGAGCCACACAACAAGATATACACTGCGTGGATTGGATCTGCCGTAGCTGTGTATATGTTTTTGGCGGCTCTTAAGCTTATTTCGTAGGTTCAAACAAAAAAGACGGTTTGGTTTCTTCCAGATCCTTTTGCAGAATCAAACACACGGAAATCAATTTGGCATTGTATTCTGATAAGTTATTTTCGGAGATGCCGGAAGTAGTAAAGTTTGAGCCAACATAATCAATGAAACCAAGCAACCCTTTTCGACTTTCATCATTGCAATAAAGAAGCGCATTATTTGCACTGGCAGTAACAGCAGCGAGAGAAGAAAAATAACTGGAGTTTGATATATAGTCATTCGCAGCTTTGATAAAATCGGCAAAAACTTTTTTCTTATCAGAATAGTAAGTGTTTAGCTGAATCGATTCAGCTTGCTGTAAAAGCTCCAATTTTCGGATTTGCTGATCATGCGCTAAGTTATCTTCATGGATTTTTGATTGATGTTTGTTATTAACAAGTGCAATTCCAACTGATGAAATAATGGAGCTTATTGATAAAATTCCGGCAATTGTTAAATCTAAATTGAATGTCATGGAAAGCCTCCTTTCACAAATACTCGGCAGGGGCAGTGCCTGTATTTAAAAGTATAGGAGAAACAAAAATTATTTGCAACAGATGAAAGCGGCGAGTAGAAAAGTGAGGTGAGAGTAGATGAAAGCAAAAATTGTAAAAGTAATCAGAACAGACACTGTAGAGGGAAAAGGAACAGAAGAAAGTCCAGTATGCAGCGTGAGAAGATACTGGACTTTAGAAGGAGAACTGATTTCAGAGCAAATATTGATGGGAGAAAAAGATCCTAAGGAGTAACTAATTTTAAAGCAGCTTCGTATGCCAAATCAGCATCTATAAATGTAATAAAGGCATCGGCAAAGGCTTTTAATTCCTTAAGCGTGTAGTCGGGATGCTGTCGTACATAGTGGGTTTCATCGTTGCCGAGCCAGGTTGCAGCACGGGCGAGAGTGGTAAGACGATCATCTTTAATGTAATTTGAGATACATGCGCCAAGAGTTGCTTTGAGGATAGCGTCCTTGGAATTCGGAGATTTATGAATGGTATAGTCTTTAACTAAAAATTCAATGGCTTTGCGATAACCAATACCACAAATTTGATCTAATCCCAGCGACTCAGCGAGAGCAGCTTGCGTATAAATAGATACAAAATCAGGGGAAAGCGAAGTAATCGCTTCGGAAAAATTCTGTTCACAGGATTTGACGGGAGAACTTGATGCGTAAATAAAACCATCTCCGTTTTCTTCGTCGAATGGGTGTTTGGAAATAAAACATTCATCACAATTTTGACAGTGATTGAAAGTATAAACAATGTCCTCTTCCGTATCATCGTGATCAACACATACTGCATAAAGAAGATCTGGAAAAAGAGAAACCCCACAGCAAGGGCAGGAAGAAGATAATTCGACATTTTCCCTACGTTTTTGAGAGTCGCTTAAATAAGTTGTGTTTATAAGATATTTCATACTGCATTGTCCTTTCGCTATTTTTTAGAAAATTATACCAGACAAGAGCGGGACAAATCAACAAGTACAACCAGCACCGCATAAACTTCAATAGAAAGTAGGTGGTAAGCATGAAACCTGATATCGAAAAAATCATACAAGTGATGATTTCTTTATTGGAAGAACAGGAAAAAGTGAAAATTACATATACCATTGAGAAAACCGCGTAAGCGGTACCAGTTGGACAAGCAAAGGAGGGATAAGAGATGTTTTACAAGATCGCAAAGACACTCAGCGTAACGGCAAGCATTACCGGAATCTTGATGATGGCTGGTGCATGCTCAGTGAAAAGTCAGGAGCTGTTTTACTTATATGCAGCACTTGGAATCACAACATTTACTACCGGAGCATTTGCACTGGAATATTTCCGGATACGGGAATGGCAGTACCGGAAAAGGAAAATAAGGGAGGCGAGGGAACATGCCAGAAGAAAAGCAGCGTAAGAGCATCCGAGTAGGAGAGATCGACAAGATGATCGAAACACTTGAATCTCTGGAAAGAGTAGACAAGACTGCGGATTACCACAAACGGATGGCGATCGCATATCTGAAGAATTTTGCAGATTGCCTGGATGATAAAGGTGTAAAGACAATAAAAGTGCAAGGATAAAGGAGGACAAGAAGTGAAAACAGTAAAAGTAACACCGGATAACATTATTTCAGTAATTGATGTAGATTTTGATAATTTCCGTGATCTGCAGAAAGCAGTCGGCGGACATTTTGAAACTGTAAGCACAAAAACCCTGTATGAGACATTTAAAATGCCGATGATCATGCTGGTTGATGAAGACGGGATAATGAAACAGAAAGAAGTAAATCGTCTGGGAAGCTATTTCTACGACGCAGATAGACACGGATGGCCAATCTTAGGAGATGTTGTATTTGCAATCGCAGCCGGAGAGGATATCGAGGCACCATCAGATGCAGAAGCATTAAAGATATTCCTGAAAATGAATTTTTCATATTTAAAAGAAGAATAAAAAACGCTTGCGAAAAGAAATATCGCAAGCGCCGCAACCATAAAGGTACACGAATAATCTAAGCACTTATAGTGTACCTTTTAGCGGCTGGAAAGTCAAGTATTTACAGGGCGACCGCCCTTTTTAATAACTTGATAAGACTATTAAAGTTATGAGGACACGCTATGAGAATCAGACGAGTGACATATGATTTGGGAAACGTAATAGAGAGACAGGAATATCTGGACGGAAGGTATGGAGCACCGGGAGAGAAGAGAGCCAAAAAGAAGAAAGCCACACCGGAGGAAGTGGAGCAGGTCAACCAATGGACCAGAGAGAGGAAAGCCAGACACAGACTCCGGATGTATTTCAAGGTCAATGACTACTTTTTTACCTTAACATATCCAAAAGAAGAACGTCCGCCAGACATGAAGCAGGCAAAACAGGACTTTAAAGAGTTTTACCTATTCTGCAAGAAGGAATACAAGAAAAGAGGACAGGAGCTCCGCTGGATCCGCAATATCGAATGCACTCCATCCGGCAACTGGCACATCCACGTAGTCCTGAACCGAATCCCGGATACCGATCTGATCATAGCTGAAGCGTGGAAGCATGGGAAAGTTCGGAATAAGCAGTTACTCTATGAAAAGGGAGAGTTCCGGAAGCTGGCGCAATATGTTACCAAAAACGAGAAAACCCAGAAAAAATACGTGGATGAGGGCGTACTGGATCATGAGATTGCAGAAGCCAATTTTTCTACGTCTCGGAACATGCCACTCCCAGAACCTAAAACAAAGATTTTATACCGGTGGCAGAAAGAACCAAAACCGCCAAAGGGATATTACATAGCAAAGGATTCTTTTTATGAGGGAATCAACAAAGCAACCGGATTTCCATATCGGCATTATGAAATGATCCGGATAAGGAGGACGGAAGATGAAGATAGAACTGTTCACGGAAGTAAATTTCCGGGGACCAACCGCAAAAAACGGAAAGTGCATCGCTCTGGTAGAATGCGAGACTAAGAAAGGACCGGCGGTCAAAGCACAGATCGAGACCGAACAGAATACGACCTACCACAGAATGAGCATGATCGCGATCCTTGTCGGTCTAAGGATGCTCCGACCGTGTGAAGTAACCGTCTACACGCCGGATCAGTTCCTGGTCACAACCATAAACGAAGGAAATATGGACAAATGGAAACGGGAAGAGTGGCGCAGACCACA